TCTTCCATTATTTTTACCTATTGGTTGAGTGCCTTATGGGTAAGGGTAGCTCGATTCCATAATTTGTGGGCTGATACTAAACAACTTCTCCTTCAGTATCTACAGCATTGAGAGGTCCCTCAACACCAGATTCTGGTAGTTCTGCCATTTGTGTATCAGGTGGCACAGTTTGTTGTTCCATCTCAGTTCCAGACATATCAGTAATTAAACTTTGTACTGCTTGTGTCTCATCACCACTATATCTTTTTTGTGCAAAATTTTTGAACATAGATACAGGAATAATAACGTTCTCTTCTTTAGGACCAGCAGCTTCTACAATAGAAGACAACTCTGGTGCTAACTTAGTTAGAACATTACTAACAGATGGAGATAAAACTGCACTTAATACAGCCTTATCTTCATTTGTTAAATTTTGTACTTTAGCTATTAAATCATCAGAAGGTGCTTTTGCTGTTTGTGCTCTTTGCACTGGTGCATCTTCCATTGGTTTTTGGGCAACTTGTTTTTTATCAAATAATTTATTCATACCAGATAGATTAGGAGCACCAACTGTTTTAGGTGTTTCATTTACCATACCTGTCATTGTATTTTGATCTTTAGCAACAGTGCTTTTCATATCTACTATAGCCATTATTTTTTACCTGCCCAATAACATATTGGTAAAAGTATTTTTCTATATATTCTACCTAATAAATGTTTTTTACCTCTCATTGATTGTCTCATATCAATTGTACTATGGACAGCAATGTGTTCTAATATATTTTTAATAATTTTATTTGTTTTAGCAATTTTAACTAATGGTAAAAATAATCTATGATATCCTCTTTGATATTCTGGTGAAAGATCTTTATGAAACTTCATCCATATTTTATTTCTAAACGATCCAAAACCATATGATTCATTCATCATAGTACATACTATTTTACCACCAGCATTTCTATCATCTTGTCCTGGGGGACCTTTATTCATTGTTGCTTTATTAATTTCAGCTTGTTTTTTTTCTTGTTCAGCTAACAATTCATTTCTTTGTCTTTCAAATTCTCTTGTTTTAGCATTAAATGCATCTAATGCTGCTTTACCTTTTTTAGCAACTCTAGCTTGTGTTTTTGCAGAATTTCTAGTATCAATTCTATTTTTAGAAGCTGTCATTATGTTTCCTCTAGCTGACTGTGCATTCATACCTGCAAACACATAATCAGCAGGGTTACCTGCTATTCTTCCAGGATCTACTGATGAACCTAGTTCACCTCTAGTTTTATATCCTAAAGAAGCTAATGCACTTTTATTTAATGAATTAAGTCTTTGCTGAGCTGGACTAACACCTATATTAGCTACAGTTTCTACTAACATCATAGTTGGAGCTTTAAAAGTTTTTAATGCCGTTTTAACAGATTCTGAAAAAGTTTTTTTAGCAGTTGTAGTATTCATTTCACCTAATTGAACAGCACCTTCATCTATTGCTGATGGTGCTGGTGCTTCTACTTTAAGTCCACCTATAGTTCTAGAACGACCTGGAAAAGGAGCAACTGAACTAGGATCTGATTCTATACCTAATGACCCTAGTTGAAACTGCTGTCTTCTTTCTTCATCTGTCATTCCTAATTGACGCTGCTGTCTTCTTTCTTCATCTTGTGGTGTTCTTTGTATTCCTAATGCTTGACTTTGTGCATCAATTAACATTGGATCTTGTGTATCTGGATCTGGATCATCTGCTCGTGCCATTGTAGCTTGATTAATATCACCTCTAGTGTATTCTACACCCTTAATAGTTACTCTTCCAGTTTTATTTAATTTTCTCTTTTGAAATTCACTTAAATCATTACGAGAAGGAACTTTTAAATTTGGATCTGGCTCTACTTTTAATCCAAATCTATCTACCTGTGCACCGTAACCAGATAAATTACTTTCATCTCTAACTTCAGTATCTTTAAATACTCTTTCAGTTGGATCTTCAATTTTAGTTGATGCAATTCCTACTGCATCATCAAATGTATCTGCATCAAATCTATTACCTGATCTATACATTTGATCTATTACACTACCTCTACCTTTATCTACATTAACTCCTTGTAGATTAGAACTAAGATCTGTAGCACGTTGAAATATATCAGCATCTCTATCTGCTTGAGTTCTATCATCACCTGGTTTAGGTAATTCAAATGCTTTTTTAGTTTGATCTTCTATAGTAGTATCTGTTTCTTCAGTAGCAGTTTTAGTTTTTTTAGCTGATGTAGTTACTGCTGAATCAGCTAGATCTGGTAAAGGTAATGAACCTAATTGACTAAATCCAACTTCTTTTATACTATAATTACCACTTGCATCTCTCACTAATTGGAAAGATCCACCGACTGTTCTATTTGGATTAAATGTTTTTATTGCCATTTAGTTTACTCTGTTTGTTCGCTTCTTCTAGGTTGAGTATTTGCCGCACTAAAGCCAGCTTCCCCTGGCATCGGTACATTGCCTGTTCCGATGTTGCCACCTCCAGCTCCTGTTGGATCTGTTGGCGAAGCTCCTGTAGGTATATCACTAGTCGGTCCCATTTGACCTTGTCCTCCAGCAGCGGCTGTATTGTTTTGAGTTCCATTTGCCATCCCCATTATTTGTGCATAGATCGCAGCTTTTTCTGGATCATT